TGGAAGGTGTCCAGTTCTGGTTATTTTCGAAATCTGACCAGTCCACCTGAAGCGGATCGAAATCCCCGTCCAGATTGGACCCGCAGGCGACAACCGATCGCTCTGCCGTGACGAACATTGACCCGATCTGCGTAGGTGCTCCTGGAACGAGCTGTGCAGTCGTCAGAACCTTCACGGAGACGTTATCCACCGAGCCCGCAAATGTCGCGTTCTTGGTAAAGCGCAGCGTCTGCAGGGCTCCATCGCCGTAAAACGCCAGCCTGTAGAGAGCTGTGCTGGTTAGGGCGCCCGAGCCAATCGTAAAGGTATCAAGAAGCGGTGTTAGCGACCCTGCCCCTACAGAAACGTTGAAGGTCAGCAGGTGCCATGCACCCGGGCGCGTCGTAAAGTTCTGAGCGAGATTCGATCCCGTGCCCGCCGAGGCGGACGCGTTACCACCACCGATGGACCAGCCAGCTCCAGTGCTCCACCCCGTGGCAACGGAGAAGTTGCCTTGCGAGATAAGCTCTGACGCCGTGACGTTCGGAGCCCACTCATAAAGCCCCTCGCCTCGCGGGCTTCCAAGCAGGTTCTGACCCCACTGGTCGAACGACCATGTGCGCGGGAACACGTCGTAGCTGGTCGCCCCGCCGCTGTAGCCGCCAGTATTAAACCCGCCCGTCCCGTAGCCTAGCCCGTCAAGACCATCTTCCTGGCCAGGCTCAAGGTAGACCGTAATGTCCACCGTTGAGGCCGTTGGGCCCGCTGTAGACGTGGCGGCTTGTGCCGCTGTGTATGTAATGGAGGTAGAGCTTTCCACCGTTAGGACAACGTAAGTCCCATCGATCGTCACCCCGCCGACTGTCGGTGTTGTCGCGTTCTCAAGCTTGAACTTCTGATCGACCACAAGGCCGTGCGTCCAGCCGGTGATTGTGACCGTCGTAGAGGTTATGGCTGTCGTGAAGCTGATGCTCTGCTGTTCATATTCAACCGCGGGCGTAATGTCCGTCGCCGTCCCGTCAGCGTCCATGGTGTAAAGACGGAGGTTTGTTCCAGCCGCTGCATATCTATTTCGAGAATTGTCCGCCCAAGTAAACAAACCGCGGCTGATGCCGAGCAATGTTGAAGTGCTGGCGCGCTCCCATCCATAAATAGTCTCAGGCCGTTCATTCACGAACCTGATCTTGTCCGCGTCGATATAGAAGCCCTGCGCGTCTAATGGTGAGTCGTCTTTACGTACGCTTGAGGCGAAAGCTATCGGGGTCCAGGTCACTCGGGCTGCTCTTCCTCACTTGGAAGCGCGTTAACGGCGTCGACAAGCTCTTGGACCTTGGCCAACAATTCGGCCTTGGTTGGAGCTGGCACGGGCTCCACCTCAATGACCGGAGCTTCGGCAACGGGTCGCGGTTCATAACCGCTTCCCCCGCTGACAAAATCGCCGTGCTTCACAGCGTCATCGACTTCAACAAATCCCGAGACGCCGAGTTTTCGTTCAAGGTCTTCAAGGGACGTGAAGTGCTCACATGGGATTGTAAAAACGTCGACCCATGAGCCCTCAACTTTGCGTGCATATTTCATTGTGATCACCACATGATCCAACCGTAGCCGGGCCCGCCAGCGCCCCCCGTACCAGTCCCCGACGACGCGGCGCTACCACCGCCACCGCCGATACCGCCATCACCGGCAACCGACGTGCCCGCGTTGCTTGAGCTACCACCGCCGCCTCCGAACGAACCGCCTTTCCCGCCTGTGGTGGTTTGCGCTCCATTTGACGTAGCGGCACCGCCGCCAGCGCCGAAGCCGCCGTCGCCACCGTTCGCCGCCCCGCCGCCATTTGATGCCCCTGCGCCACCGCCGCCTGGTTCGCCGCTGTTTTTCGTGGTCGCGTTCGTAATGCCGGCTCCACCAGCGCCCAAGGGCACGTGATAGATATAGGGCCTAATATCTGCTGAGAATTTTGTCGGGTTGTTATAAGTCGCAGATGAGTTCTCTATGGCCGTGCCTGCCGTCAGACCAGAAGCTGCGGCGCGCGTACCACCACCACCGCCACCAGCCGTCGCTCCATTCCCGGCACCGGCAAAATAGAAGCCAGCTCCGCCAGGAGCCTCAGTCTGCGCGTCCGAAAGTGTGCCGGCCACAAGCATGCTCGCGCCGGAACCTGCCGAGAAATTCATAGCAGCAGCCGATCCGCCGCCGTCCTTGCCCGCGCCGTACGGAGACGCGGGAGAGGCGCCGCCCGCAGCGGACTCAGCCGTCGTCAACGTTGAGCCACCGGTACCGCCAGTGTAATTTATGTCACCGCCAGTTGCTGTGCCTCCCGCACCGCCGGTAGTCGGCCCGCCGGTAACGCGCACCCCGCCAGCGCCACCGTTAGCGGTAACCGTCCAGCCGGATGTTCCGGCAGAAATGCTTGACGTACCCCCAGCGGAGCCGTCTGCGCTCGATCCACCAAGACCGCCAGCGCCGTTGATTATGGTGATCGTCTCGCCCGGGATGACGGACTTCTTAGCTTCGGAATACCCGCCGCCACCGCCCGCGCTGGCGGATTGGTTGGAGTCACTAGCGCCTGCGCCGCCACCACCAGGCCCCATAATGCCGAGGGTGATAGAGGTAACGCCTGCAGGAACCGTCCAGGTACGCGTGCCAGGTCCAAACCATTCGAGAAGGCGGCTTCCGCCAGAACTTCCACCGAGTGTGCTTGTTCTTGTCATTCTGCTAAATCCCAATTCGTGCCGTTGCGGCGGTAGGCGCTCGCAAAATAATTTGTGTCAATTGTTCCAAAGGTCACGGTGTCAGCGCCAGCCGGGGTAAGCGTGATATTGTTTGTCGCCGCATTGCCCGAACGATCCACCACGATCACGCGTCCGGAGGCGGGCAGGTTCACGGTGACGGCGCCGCCAGCGGTGCTGATAAGGAGAACGTCACGATCTAAGGCGGTGATTGGTGAGTCTGCAAAGGCCAGAGAGCGCGGCGCGCTCCAATAGGGCGTGGCAGTAATAAGCGCGTCTTCGTCGGCGCCCGGGTTTTGGGTGGACAGCGACAAGTCACCGGCAACAGCGATCTTTGAGCCGAGATAACCTGCCGTCGTGTCGTTGATCGACACACGCACTGTGGCGGGCGTAAGAGTTCCCGCCGCTGCGATGGCAGCGGCCACCTGGGCAACGTTCGTAGCATCCGTATTCGCCAAGCCCGCCGTGACGCCCGAAAGTATTCCGGAGAATGTAGCTCCGCCGCTTACCGTTATGGCTGCGGGGAAGATGGTCGGGGCAATGTTGTAGTAATCTGTACCGTCGCAATAGAGAAGTGCTCGGGCGCCGTTTGCGATCGACACCCCCGTACCGCCTGAGCATTTGATGGTCACGGCCTGGCCGGCTGCGTTCCAGAAATGGCCTAGGCTTTGGAGGCTAGGGAATGTCAGCGCGGCGGCTGCGGTAAGTGAGCCGGTCAGTTTAAGCGAGGCTACGGCCCCGTCATTCGAGGCGCTGTAGTTGGTCCATGAAATGGTTGCATCACCCGTCACGGCGAGGGCTTGATAGCCCTTCGCGGAGCGTTCCAACGTCTGAAGGGCGGTGTTGAGGTAACCCCCCCACAGGTTCGTGTTCGATCCCGTGCTCTGCAGTCTCAGCAGAAGGATTGAACTAGGAGTGTCAGCCATTAGGCGGCGCTCTTTTCAATCTCGGTATTGAGAGGATCTACAAACCACTGCTCTAAAAGCTTGATGTCGTCGGAGTTGGGGGCCTCGGTTACGGCGGCGAGCTTCGCCAGAAGCTGTGGCGGAGCGTTGACCTTGGCGTGGTTGGCGTAGGCCACCACGGCGCTCAGGACGGACTTCGCGCCCGTCGCATTGCCGGCTTCCGTCAGAATGAGCGCAGCAGAGAGGTGCCCGGCGGCGTGGAACCGGACATTTTCAGGACTGATGGTCATGTGACTCCTAGACTGTGGTGCCGTCTGGATAGGTCCAGGCGTCGTTTACGGCGGTGACGGTTGGTTGCCCACCCGCCCCGTTCGAAACGGGCAGCGTTGTGCCGTTCCATTCTGTTGCGCTGGGCAACTCGGTAATCAGGTACGGCGCGTAAGAGCCCGGCCCATTGCGAAGCTTCACCACCCACGCCACCACATCGCGCATTGCGGCTATGCCCCAAGAAGGGGTTCCGGAGGCTGGTGTCGGGGCTTTAAGCAATGCTCACCTGCAGGTTCGGCTTTGTCGGGACCGCGGCCCATCGGACGTTGCGGTCATCGCCCAGCAGGTCGTTCATGTTCTGGTCGTAGAGCCCCTTCCAGAACTGCAGGCGCTCGTCGTTTTCAAGGAAAATGCACAGCTCAACCATGCAGCGCTGAATGTAGATATCGGGGCGCGCGAGAAGCAACCAGTTGGTGTCTGCGTCCAGGGTCAGTGCGTCCAGAGCTTCGGTATAAACAAGGCGCGTGGTGTAGGTGGAATCAGGAACGGGGCGTAGGTAGGCCCGCCGGTTTCCGATGAGCGTGTATTTCTGCGGCTTCCCGGTCACAGCGCTCGGGTACTGCGTCCACAATGTGGTGGGGTCGACAAACTCTAAAACGGCGTAAGGATCGGTCGTGAGCAGGAACGCTCGCGCACCGCCGAAGTCTGCCGGCAGGTCGATGTATTCTTGGGCCGCGGTCGTGGTCAGGCTGTTGTCTACGGTCTCCATAGCTTTGGAGCCGCCGCGGGAAATGAGGTCGCTTTGGATTGATGCTGTAGCTGTAGCAACGGCTCGCTTAATCTGGCTGTCGATCGTCACACCCTCAAACGCTGTCACATCAGCCGACAAGTCGTCTCGGTTAACCGTATCGGCTATGGCGGCTCTGAGTTTGAGGTTGGTGTCTACGGCCATCAGATTTTGCCCGGGACCGTCTTGAACTTATAAAAGTCACGGTCGTTTACGATCTGCTTGAACTTCTTTTCGTCATAACCCTGGCCGGGCTTAAACCCGCACTTCTCCATGACCTTGTTGCGTTCAACGATAGGGATTCGTACCCCAACGTAGCCGTCCATACCCTTGAACCCGCGAAACTCGTTTTGCTGGTGCAGATTGAAGTCGAGAACGTTGCTCACCTCTTGCTCATATCGGACGTGAACATTGACCTTGCCGGGCGTCGTGGACGGCTCGACAAGCAAGATGGTGCGGATACCCAAGACGGGGTTCCATTTCACATACTTGCCGGGGCCGACGCACTTAAACTGTCCGTCGCCGGTCTTGGGTACTTCTACGAGCATGAAGTAAAGGGGCCGAGTTTCCCCGGCCCCCTCCGTTATTAGGTGAGACAGAACAAGGCGGCGTGCGCTTTCGGCGCGTCCACCTCGAGGGTCCATTCCCGGATGATCTCGAACTTCACGTTATCACCCGTCTTGCCGAGGTCTTCGGAGAACGTCGGGCGAAGGTCGCAGATGGCCGCGTGCCTGCTGTCGATCAGGAAGGCGGTGTCGTCGAGACCGTTGGTGGTGCCAGAGTCGGACGTCTGCTGGACGTTGCTCATAACGTCGATGCTGCCGAAGTCCGACAGCCACGTATCCACAGCACCGATCAAAGCGCCGGCCTTAATGGAGTTGAGGTTGTAGCGGATCGGAGTAGCCCCGGTGCCCTGGGCGATCGCGCTGAACTGCACCTTGAGACGCGGAGACAACATGAGCATGTTGATCTTGCCACCGTCCGCATGGGCTTCCAGGTTGGCGCTGTTGAGCAACGACAAGGTCATTGCACGTGACGTACCCGCACCGAACGCATGGGCGTCCGCACCCGTACCAGCCGCTACGGAATAGGCGGTGGGGCCACCGGTGTTGTCGGTGTTGGTGATGTACGCCGAGAGGCCGGCGCACTCACGAGCGGTGAGCGAGCTGCCGGTAACGTAGGCGTTATTGTCGAGCGCAATGACTTCGCAATCGCGACGAAGCTCTACAGCCTTCAACATTTTCTGGTTGTCGAGTTCGTTGGCAACACCAGCGACCTCTACCGCCGAAGAGGTTCCGCTGACCGCTCCGACCTTGCGGCTGATGGCGCAGTAGTTCGCCAAACGCACACGAGCGACCGCAGCGGAGGCCGCGGGCGCGTCATCGCCGTCAAGCTGGAAGTTCGTCTTTGATGGCGCAGTCAGGGTCTGGACCTGCCATTCGTGCTTGATGGTCTTGGGCTTGGCGCCACTTTTGATGTTGGAAACGAACGGCGTTTCCTGAGGATCGATCAAGGCAACGATATCGGTCAAATCCTCGCGGATGCCGATCTGGGCGTAGACGTTTTGGGAGTTAGAGAGAAGAGTCATGTGTTTAGTCCTTAGGTTGTGCGGGCGCCGGCCTGTCTCTGCGTTCGCAGGAGGGCCACGGCGTCGGCGAGTGAGCCTGATGATTTGAGTTTTGCTTTCGCGGCCTGGGTGGCACTGAAAGCGCCGGCTTGCGCAGAAACCTTTGCCCCCGGTCGGGTGACCTTCGGCTTGTCGGCAATGTGTTTGGTGACGTTGCCCTTGTTCGCTTCCAGAGCGTCGAGGCGCTTGGCTTTGTCCAGAACCTGGATCATCCAAGGGCTCGGCAGGAACTTGAGTTCTTCTGCGGTTGCTCCAAGCTTCAGCGCGTAGCCCGTCAACTCGGTATAGGCCGCGTCCCGTTTGTCGGGGTCGGACCATTCCTTGTTGTAGGTTTCCGCAAGGGCCTGGTCGCGTTTGCTCAGGGTCGAGGACATGAAGTCCCGTTGCTGGCGTTCCGCGATACCGCGAGCGGCCTCAAGCCGCTCCAACTCGTCCGTCTGCTCTGCAAACTTCTCTAAGGCTTCGTCTTTCCCATATTCCTGAATGAGCTGACTCAGGGTTTTGGGCTTGCCGATTTTCTGCTCAAGTGCGCTGACAATCTTGTCCAGTTGCGCAAGCTTCTGCGTCCTGACGGCTTCAACGTGCTTTTCCTTCTCCGCAAGCGCTTGGGTTTTGCGCGTGTGGTCGGCTTTAAGCATGAATCCATCGCGTACCTCGTCCAGCGTGACCTTTACGCCGTCGCCCAGGTCGATCGTCTCAGCTTCCTGAGGTTCGCCCTGGCCTTCGGTTTGGGTCTCGTCGGGTGATTCGCCGTTCGCAGTCTCGTTCAGGGTCTCACCCTCACCAGAGGTTTGGGTTGAGTCGTCCTTAACGTCGCCGCCTTCTCCTTCAGGAGATTCTTGGGGTTGCGTTGCAGCTTGGGCTTGTCGCTCTTGGCGGGCCTGGGCTGAACGCTGACCCAAAGCCCGGGCAGCATCGGAAACGGGGTTAGCACCACCATTCGCGCTCTGAGCGCGGCGCTCTGCCAGCATCGTGGCGGCCTGGGTGGTCGAAATAGCAGTCGGCGGGGCTGCGGCTGGTGCCGCGCCCGTTTGGGTCGCTTCAGTCATTTGAATCCTATTTGCCTAAGAATGCGAAGCGGCGCTTCGCTCGTTCTTCGTAGAAGTCCGCAGGGTTCACCTCTTCAGGGGTGTCCGCGGAGATCAGGGCCGCTAAGTGCCCTTGAACCTTGTCAACGGTGCGCACGGCATCGAGATACCGTCTGCGCCCCTCGTCGTTATCAATCCCGCAGGCCAGGGCGGCGTTCATGGCCTGCTTACGGCATGACTCAAGGGCCTCGACAAACGCTTCATTGTTCATCAGGGCTTTGGCTTCTGCGGTAATGCTCACTAGCTGGCCTTTTTCTTAACCTGCATGTCGTTGGCGATCTTCTGGCTGTCCACATCGACCCTAGCAGCGTCGATCATCACGGACGCGCGATCGATACCAAGCTCTTCGGCCTTCAGAGCCGCGTTGACTTGAATCTCGTACATCTTGATTCGTTCGTTTGACGCGATCTCCGCTATCTTCTTGCGTTCGTCGCTCTCCTGCTTACCGGTCTCGATTTGCAGGAGCGTTTGGGCATTCAGGGTAGCGTCAGGCGACGGCTGCGGCGTCTCAGGCTCAGGGGCCCAAGGTGTACCGTCAGGGTTGACCGCATCCCCAAAGAAGTTCTCGGGGTAGTTCACGCCCGCGGCCTCGCACTTGAGCTGCTCAGTGCGGACGATCTTCTGCACATCAACCACGGGGTTGCCGGGGCCGAGAAGCTGCAGGGCTTCCTTCTGTGTCGCGGCGATGCCCTGAAGCATCATGTAATCACGCTCACGGTTGCCCGTTCCCAGGCCCGTATTAATGTTCACGTCGAGGTCTTCGAGACCGTCAAACATGGATGGGTCGATAGTCTGCGGCGCGCCGTCGATCTGCACGACGCGGCTAAAGTCCTGGTACGCCTTAATGCACTTGAAGACGCCGCGGAACAGCTTGCGCATCCCGCCTTGCGCCCAAATGCGGGCAATCATCTCAACGCGGCCCTGCATGGCCGAGTACATGTTGTTGCTGGCCGTTGCGGACTGGTTCTGGAGCGCGTCGGGGTCTAGCCCGGCAGTCGTCTTGCCTACGCCCGTCGTAAGTTCGGCCTGGCCCTCAAAGTACGCGATGCCCTGCATCGCCGCGGCGCCAACAAACGGGATGGCGATCTCACGGATAGCGTTGGGCTGTTTGACGAGGACAGGCGCACCAGGCGCCATGTTCATCAACTGGTCCGGCTTGACGATCCAATCCATCACCACCTCGCGCTGGGGGGTAATGGCGAGATACATGCTATCCAGCATGCCGCGGACAAGGACGGTCTCAACCTTCTGAATACCGGCCAACCGATCGGCGGGGCAGCGGCCATAGATCGTGTGCGGCATGGGCTCAGGACAGAAATCCGCGAAACCTACCTGGTTGTTGTAGGCGTCCATCTCCAGCAGTTTGATGGATGTCTCAGGACCGCCCGCGACGATGTACCATTCCTTGATACCGGTGCCGTCAGCGTCACATTTCAGGATGCCGCGCGCGATACACACCTTGCGCAGCATTGGGTCAGCAGATTGGTCTCTGTGAACGTCGCCGGTCTGCGCTTGGTTGTACTTGCGTGTACGATCAGGATACGGATCGGTGTAGGTCGGAAGGCCGTTAACCACATCAGGGTCGTAGCCGGCGCGGATCAGGTCACCCACCATGACGCCCGTTCGGTGGGCCTTCAGGATGGCGTCCTCTAGTGTGCGAGCGTCCCGGGAGACAATAAACTCTTCAGGGGGAATAGCATCAATGCAGCACTTTGAGGTGTTAACTTGCGCACGTACCTTGAGCGAATGGACCTGCGTTTCAACAGGCCCCATCTCTGTCTGGATGACTGTCGGCTGCGGCGTGTGCTCAACGATCTCCGCGCCGCGCGCCTGAATCTCCTGGAATATGGACGAGAGTACATCTTCAGTAATCCCCTCCAATATCTCGTCTTTGGCCTCTTGGGATTCCTCCCACCAGTACATGACAACGCCAAGCTTCTGGATGATGGCGTCTTCGGCCCAATCGCCCAACAGAAGCTCACCGCGGTTGTCCTTGCGGAACACCACGTCGTTAATGAACCGGGTAATGAGCTTTACGGACTTCTGCATCTCCGGCTTGGGAGACACGTACTCGGCGATGTTGCGGCCTGACGTGAATATCCTCATAAGGCTCGGCTTCATCAGGCCGATGTAGTTAGCAACCACCGGCTCAACGACACGTGACCGGCCATTCGCAGCGGGCAGGTCGTTCATGATGCCGCGGTAGTAGTCGTAGTTCCGATCGCGCTCAGCGGCGATATTGTCGGGGCCGTAGACGTACTCTAAGCCCGCAACCATTTCAGTTGAGATAAGCCGTTCAAGTTCTCCTTGGTCGAGCGGCTTACCGGGCTCTGCTTTCATGCAGCTCCCACAAATTCAAAGTTAATGATCTGATCGCTCCATTGTGCCTTACCGGTCTTCTTGATCCCGGTGAATAAATATCGCAGCGCATCAGCCGGGTGACTTGTCCAGTCATGCGCCGGGCTGTCGCGGAAAATCTTTCGCTTGTCGTCCCACTCCGTGCGGTACTGCTTCAGCGCCTCCACACCGCGGGCGCACTTCTCAGCATCGAACCAGCACCGGTTAAGCACCAGGCGGACAGCGTTGATGCCGTCTTCAACACCGAGCCTCGGGGCTACCGTGACCTTGATACCAAGGTCTGATAGGACCTCTTTACGGCTCTTGCCGGTCCCCAGCTCTTTAGCCTCCACGTCGTGCGGCAGAATGTGATCGCCATAGACGTAGGGCTTGGACTTCAATTCTTTGACGTACCAATCGAGGGCAACGCCGTTGTTTTCAACGTAATCGATCAGGTGGTATTCCTGGCCGATCTGCTGGCAGAACCAGATTGCCGTAGCATCCCCGATGCCCAAGTCCCAGGCCGTAATAACATCGACCGACCTGTCATAGGGGACACGGGTTACGCGCTTGGCGGCCTCAGCCTCGCCCATTTCCTTGCCGTAGTAGGCACCTTGGATCGCCGCATCAAAGCTGCACTCGTATTCTTGGGCGTACTGATCTGCGGTCAGGTTACGGCGCGCATCAATCAACTCAGCCTCTTTAATCAGGCCCGTGACGCTCGCCTTGTGCATGGCTGAGTACCACTCCGGATTACCCTGAGCGTCTCGCCACACTTCCCAAAACCGGTTCTTGCCTTTTGGTGTGCCAATAAAGTCAGCCCAACCTTCACGATCTGACAGCGCGGGACGGATGACCGGCCATATGCCGGGGTCCATATCTCCAAACTCGTCCATGACGGCGCCGTCGAGATAGATGCCGCGGAGGCTGTCGAAGTTGTCGGCCCCGTAGAGCCTGACCTGCCCCCCGTTGGGGTAATCAACACGCAACTCAGCTTCGTTGAACGTCGCCCCGTATTCTCGGAAAGGCGCGCTGAAGTGCTTTAGATAATCCCACGCAACACCCTTAGCCTGCTTGAGCAGCGGCGCGATATAGGCGAACCGCGGGCGCTCTAGCGGGCAGAGCATTGTGCTTTTAATCAACTCGTTAACGCGCGAAACGGTTTTACCGCAGCGCCGATGGTCTACTTCAACAGACCAGCGCTGTTTGCGATTGTGGAACGGGACGAAAATTGGCCGCGGCACATAGGGGATGACTATCCGGCGTTCGTCTGCCAAGTAATCACCATCTTGACCGGGCTGTCGTCGTTCCCGCTCAGTTCAACGTTCGCCAAATCTGGCAATGTCTTCTTTAGCAACCCCAACGCAGCGTTAACCTGCGAGGGTTTCAATTCCAGTTCGTTAAGTATGTGATTTTCCAGCCTGTTTATGAGCTGACTGGTCTGAATTTTCGCCCGGGTTTCGTCATCGTGGCGAATCTTGGTCGTGCGGGCAGCCATTACGCCGCAATCCCTTCGGCTTCAGTCAAATAACCACCGACTAAGGTCGGGTCCTCATTGCATTTTGGGTCAGCGTGCAGGCCGAGCATGGCCGCGTGGAACGGGATCAATCCCGAACCGTGAACCACAAAATTGAATTCCTTGCGCAAGCGACCGCCCTCAACGTGTTCTTTGAATTTATGGATAATCTCGTCAAAGTCGCGGTGCTGGCGCGCCATGTGCGAGTTGTTGTCAAATTTGTATGTCTGGCCGCGGTACTTCAGTTTGGTCTTACCGCTTGTCGCGTCTTTAGCCTCGGGCTTCTCATAGCCGTGCATCTTCCCGGCCCGTCGCGAGCTGTCCAACCCAATCAGGTGGAAGGTATCGGCGCCCAGGATATGGCCGAGGCTGGCGGTTCTAAGTCCTACCGTGGTCGGACCCGGAACTACAATCCAGCTTCGATGGCTGTATTTCGCGTAGAGCGTCTTCGTCGGCTCGTTGGCGCCGTCTGGAAAGTCCTGGCCGGCGTGCCAGAGGAACACGGGATAGCCCTTCAGCGCATCAAACGTCGCGTCGTGGCATTGCGAGGCAACGAAGTACCGAACGTCGCGCCTTGGGCGCTTAACGTACTCTGAGACCCATTCCTTTGGGTCCAGCATGACGTGACCCCAGGGAACAATGCCGTTCTCCAAGAGCCAATCATGGCTCTTGTTCACCGATACGATGTTCACGCCGCGGCGTTTAAGCGCGCGGATAGTGCCCACGTGGTCGTTGATGCTCGGACCACCTCCGATGATGGCCCATTCTTTTGCGCTGTTTTTGCAGCAGCTAAAGTCAGGCAAGCCGCGGAGCATCGATCGCTCGGCCCTGCGGATAACCTCAGCCTTGTCGATCCGGCCCCCATTATGCGCGAGGGGGTCAGCCATTGAGACGCCCGCAACCTCAGCAGCCCGGGCAAAGTCCGGTGCGGGCTGGTTTGTCATGGAGCCTCAAAAGAAATGCGCCCCGAAGGTTTCCCTGCGAGGCGCAATAATCCACTAGATATAGTCAGAGAAAATAGTCGCGAGGGCTAAGTCAACCATATTTTTTACGCCGCCCTTCGCTGTTCCTGCTGCCACTTGATCAGCCATGCCAGTCCGGTCCGTAGCTTTGCTATGGCGCTGGGGTCGTAGTTCAGGCGGCTGTAGACGCACGTATTGACGACGGCATCGTAGACCTGGCGTTCGCGCTTCAGCATTGTGGAGGCTGCGGAGAGGTTTTGTTCCGCCTCTTGCGTATCGATCTCTTCGGTGGATCCTTTGGGCTGGAATTGGCCAAGCGTGCCCTGCGCGTGCGACTTGGGATGAACCACCGTCCACCAGCCGGCGAAAGCTATGCCGGCGTCGTACATGCGTTTCGAGGATTCATATTCCGGGTGCAAGAAGCCCTGCCAAAGGAGGGCGCCCAAGGGGCTTTCAGCGTAAGCGAGGTCGGGTTTCGGCCATCCTTGCCGTTGGGGTCCGAGCGCCGCAAGGCGCTTCATCTGAAGTTCTGGCGTGCCAAGATCATACTTGGGCTTCTCTCTCTTCTGGAATCCTCGGCGGACGTGCTTAGCCATGTCTTCACTCTCCAGTAGTCAGTTGAAATTGTTCCACGTGTCTTTGTTTCTTCCGTTTTCGAATGGCATCAAGATATTGCTGCTCTTTCACCAGTCGGCAGAACTTCACCCTCACGGCGGTCTCCGATCTCTCCAGCCTTTCCGCACATAAGCGCGGCCCGAAGGGCTCATAGAGCAGGGCCAGTGCGTGCTTGTCGTCGGCTGTCCACTCTCTTCCCATGGTGTCCTATCCCTCTAACCAGCCATGGTGAGGTTGCGCTTACGGTTGTCTAATAGTTCCTGCGCCTTACGGCGCATTTCATCCGTCATTGGCGGCTTTGCGCTGTTGGCCTCTCGGCGTGCCTTTGCGAGCGCCGTGGTCAATTTCAGGCGGACGTGATGGCGCTTTGCCATATCCTCTGAGACCAACTCGAGAAGATCAGCCGGCAACGGCATGCGGTTGCCCCACTTCCAGTGCGTTACCGCCCTCTCCGCCGCCTTCACAACCAGATCGCCGGGCAGGTGACCCAAGGCCTTTTTGTACATCTCGAGAATGGTGCGCGTTTGATCGCGGTCCGCGTCCGTAAGGCCGAAGGCTCGCGCAAACTCGAGCAGCTTCGCGAGGCCGACCGACATCGCCTGCGGCGTACACGGTGCTAACGACTGCTCGGCAAGGGCCATGTGAGTGGATACCTGGTCGGGCGTAAGCCCGTCAGGCAGCGGCTCCCACGCTTCCCATCTCTCCAGCCCCAGTTGCTTCAAGGATGGCGGCGAGGTCGTCGTTGGCTTGGTTGCGATTTCGGTCGTCATAGAAACCTTCCATCAGGCGGGTGAATGTTTTTTCCTGGCACATGAAATCGATATCTGCGCGCCAGCCTCGATTGTTTTTCCCCCGGCAAAACGTTGACGCCTCCAGCTTCTCGAGAGCCGTGGTCCAGCCCTCAATCCCCCCGCAATCGATCAGTCGTTGTTTCAGTTTCGCGCGCCGGCCAGTCGTGAGCTTTTGGCAGGCAGGCAGGCCGATGCGCTCGGCAAGCGCGTTGAACATTTTCGCTGCGTGGGCTTCCGGGGTCTGGTCCATCTTGATCGGGATTTCCAAATCGTCGTCGGCGCGAGGGGTAGCGACGACAGTCGCGACGGTCCCCTCCCCTCCAGTCCTGGTCCCTTCCATTCCCTTCCCTTCCCCGGCGAAGGTTTCGGGCTTCTTCGCGATAACTCGCGACGGTTCACGAAATTCTGGGATTTTGGATTTGCTGGGGTGGTCAATCTTCTGGTGATCCAACCACTTAGGTATATCGAGATAGGCATTCCCATCTACTTCGTAGCGGCGGATGCAGCCTTGCTCCTCCAGTTGGTCTAACCACAGGTCAATGTTTCGTCCGGAGGTCTTCTCGTGACCTTCTTCCCCGTCATCGAGGGGATACAGAAGGCTCGCGAGGATTCGCGAATTTGCTTTTGCCCTCCCCGCGTCATCGCAGATGGTGAACAGCAACACGAACAACAGCCGCGCCTCTCGAGACACGCGCCCGAGGCTTTCGGATTGGGGCAGTTCCGGCTTAATCGTCCGTATCCTAGCCATTCGCTTCTGTTCCCAAAGGGTTAGGGGATGCGGCGTTGATCATTGCGGTATAGATGCGGGCGCAATCCATATCGTCGGCCAAGTTGAGGTACATGGCGTTGTGGATCATGTCTTCGGTGGGAAGCCTTATGGCTTCCAAGGCAGCGCAGGCGTGCCCAATAAAGTCATTGCGGTCGAGTTCAGAAGCGCTCTCAAAAGCAATGTTCGGGAACCGGTCGAGCCATATTGCCTCGGCAACACGCCGCTCCACGTCGGTGCACTCTCTCATTCCCCACCTCTGGATTGTCTGTCTGTAGTCTGGGGATTGCGGCGGTCGGGTTGGATTGGCTTGCCTCGGCGGTTGGGGCCGTACATGCCGATATAATCCAACTGCTTTCGCACACTCGAATCGCGTCTCTCGCCCTTACGCTCGTTGGGGGAGGTGTAGTGACCAAGTTTGCCGTTGAACGCGCGCAGGAATAGTTTGGGTTCGTCTTGGGCTTCGCGGGCCTTGTGGCCCGTGGGTTGCGGCACTTCGACAACCTTCGCCAATCCACAACACGGCACCGCGCACTTGTAGAGTTCGCGGGTCGGACCCTCCCTCCCTCTACGGTCGCTGTGCTTCACCCAAACGTGCTCATGTTCCGACCCTTCAGCGGCGCAAGCCGCTGCTACCCCTGTGTGGCCCGTAAGGTAAGGAAGGGCTGCGGTGAGGATGCGGGCCATCTCTATCGGACCGATGGGACTCGCACGTTTGTCTTGCGCGTCCATTGCGCGCTTCACACATTCATCCGTCGGTGTCACTCCAGCCGCCGAAGCGGCTTCTACAGGGGCTTCCTTGGGGGAGGCTTTGTGCATGGCGGTGTAAATATTTCTGAAAGTCTTGCCGCCCCCTCGCGTATCGCGCTCAAATGCGACCTTCCCGGCAGCAATCATCTCCTCCGTCACCACTATCTCAGGTACGGGCTCTTTAGCTGCGTAAGCAGCTTTCAAGACGCTGCGCGCAATTCTCTCGTAGGCGTCCTTCACGGGCATGTCGAACTGGCACCCATCAGCCATCGCCAACGCTTGTGCAGCCGCCTCTACCTGATATTCAGGGATCACAGTTGCTTCTCCCGCTGCTCTGAGGGTTGGAGGGGTTGGGTTTGAAGAAGGCGCTTGGGCGCCTGAAGGTCGGGGTGGAGTTCTTCGTAACGACGCAGGTAATGAATCACAGTGGTGTGGTC